TATTTTCTACAACAAATAAACTATGCTATCAGCTGTAATTATTGCAAAGAATGAAGAAGTAATGATTGAAACAATGCTCAAATCCATACAGTGAGTAGACGAAGTCATTATTGTGGATACATGATCTACAGATAAGACAAAAGAGATCGCTAGTAAATACTGAAAAGTATACGATTACAAGTGGAACGATAACTTCTCCGATGCAAGGAACTTCGCAAAGAGTAAAGCGAAAGGAGACTTCATCCTAAGTATTGATTGTGATGAAGTAATGGAAGAAGGATGAATCGAGAAGATTAAGTACGCTATTGCAAATACAGATTGAGCAGATGGAATACTTATAAACCTATTGGAAGAAAACGGAACAGCCAAGACTAGTGCTTTTCGTGTTTTTAGTAAGAAGCTACAATGGCAAGGAGCAATACATGAGATTGTACACCCAAAGAATCCAGCCAAGCTCGATGTTACTATAACATTTGGTATATCTCCTACTCATTACGTAGATCCTCACCTGGATATGCGAATCCTACAAACTGAATACGAGAAAGATCCAACGAATCCACGAACGTGTTACTACTTGGCTCGTGAACTGATAAACTACAAAGAGTTTGAATCCGGTGCGGGTCTTATGTGAGAATACATACGACTCAGTAAAAGCATAGATGAACAGACTGATTGATATTATTGGTTAGCTCTTGCATTCCTCTATCTATGAAAGAGAGAAGAAGCAGTTGTTGCAGCGAGTCAAGCACTTCTCAGGAATCCAAACTTCAAAGCAGCAATAGAACTTATAGCAGATTGTCAGCCTATACAAGAATGGAAAGACAGATGGAACTCTTTTGCAGAAGGAGCAAACGATACAGGATTGATTTACATACATAACTTCAAACAAGAATGCCGACCCTCAGCATAATTGCACCAGTATTTGAACAAATGAGAATGACAGAGCAGTTCCTGAACGATATTCCACTAAAGATCAAGAGTGATTACGAGGTGATTATCATAGATAATGGAAGTGCTCAGGAGACAAAAGACTTACTAAAGAAGTATCCAGAGGTAATTGTACTAACATATCCAAAGAACCGATACGTAACAGAGCCTTGGAATACATGAATATCAATCGCTAGAGGTGAATACGTAATGGTATGCAACAATGACATCACTTTTAGTGAATGAATCGATGAAGTTCTTATTAACTGATACGATGGAAGGATACAGTCACCACTACTTGTAAACGTATGAGATTCAAGACCACTTGTATACGATCACAATATAAACTGAACATGCTGGATGATAAAGAAGAGTGATTTTACCGAGGAAATACCAGAAGATATAAAAATATGGTACAATGACAACTGGTTATGGAATAGATATGGAAACAAATGGAATTATGATTGCGAAGTATTACATTGGTGAAGTCAGACAGTAAAATCTATTAATCATAATCCTATTACCTCAGAAGACAAATTGCAATTCAATCGTCTTTGCAAAGAAAGAGGATGGGGAAAATATTACCAAACACACATATGATAAAACTTTCTATACTCATACCAACAGTTCCAAGACGTAAAGCAAAGCTGGATATACTTCTGGAATGACTGTATCCACAACTTACAGATGAAGTAGAACTTATTGTAATGATGGACAATAAAAAACGTACACTAGGTTATAAGAGAAATGAGATGCTCTGGCTTGCAAAAGGTGAATACGTAGTGTTTATTGATGATGATGACGAGATAAGCAGTGATTATGTTAGTACACTTCTGGAAGCAACAAACTCCAAGGCAGATGTTCTTTGTTATAACGTAGAGATATCTATAGACTGATCACCAAAGCAAAAGGTATTCTACTCAAAGGAACTCACAGAGCACTACGATGGAACTTACTATTACAGAAAGCCTAATCACCTCATGTGCTTCAAGCGTGAAGTAGCACTGAAAGAACCATACAGCGATCTACAGTTTTGAGAGGACTCAGACTATGCAGAAAGAATCTATAAGCATATAAATACAGAGCATATTATCGACAAGGTACTATACCATTATGTTTCTTCACCTAATAACTCAGAATGCAAATAAAAAACTGAACAGCTATATTAGGCGACTGCTTAATAGAAATGAAGAATATTCCTGATGGTAGTATTGACTGCATCATTACAGACCCACCATATTGAACTACTGCTTGTAAATGGGATACGGTTATTCCTTTTGGCTTGATGTGGGCTGAATTAAAACGGATTATAAAGCCAAATTGAGCTATTGTATTATTCGGAAGTGAACCTTTTAGCTCTGCTTTGAGAATGAGTAATATAAAGCAGTATAAATATGATTGGATTTGGGAAAAATCAAAACCAGTAGGATTTGTCAATGCTAAAAAAATGCCATTGAAAAATGTTGAAAATATAAGTGTATTTTATAAAAAATTACCTACATATAATCCTCAAGAAATAACAAGGTGTAATAGAGAAATTAATAATTCTACAAAACAAATTAAACAAAACAATATATCGGCAATAAATGGTGGAGTATTTAAAACAAAAAAATTCAGACAAGAATATACAAACTACCCAAGACAAGTATTAAAATTTTCTATTCAACAAGGGCTTCACCCAACTCAAAAACCAGTAGCACTTATTGAATACATAATAAAGACATATACTTTGGAATGAGAGACAGTACTAGATTTTACAGCAGGAAGTTTTACTACTGCAGTAGCCTGTGAAAATACAAACAGAAAATGGATATGTATAGAGAAAGACGAAAACTATTTTAATATATGAACTGAAAGAGTATGCAAATTGTAATACCATATAAACCAAGAGCTTGGCAACGTAAAGTACATTCATCTACAAACAGATGGAAGGTTATTGTATGTCACAGACGAGCTGGAAAGACTAACATGGCTATAAATGAGCTTATACGAGGTGCAATGACTATACCAAACAGCCGATTCGCTTACATAGCTCCATACTTCGTACAGGCAAAGTCAATTGGATGGGATATGCTCAAGAAATACTCTCTCGTAATACCTGGAGTAAAATTCAATGAGTCAGAGTTAAGAGTAGATTATCCAAATGGTTCTCGTGTTACGTTATACGGTGCAGATAATCCAGACCGACTTCGAGGTATAGCACTCTGGTGAGTAGTATTCGATGAGTATGCACAACAACCTGCTTCTATATTCTCAGAGATTATACGTCCAGCTCTTTCTGACAATAAGGGATGGGCTATATGGATCGGGACTCCTAAAGGACAGAATGCTTTTTATGATCTTTACCAATACTCAGTAAGTCAGCCTGATTGGTTCTCAATGGAACTTAAGGCAAGCGAGAGTGACATCATAGATGACGTAGAGCTTCAAGACGCTAGAAGAACAATGACAGAGGACGAATACAATCAGGAGTACGAGTGTTCATGGAGTGCAGCAATCAAGGGGGCTTACTATGCAAAAGAACTTGCAGAATGCAGAGAGAAACGAATACTCCGATGATTGTATGATTCTATACTACCAACATATACATCGTGGGATCTTGGTATTAGTGATTACATGGCAATTACATTCTTCCAGGTTTATCAGTGAGAGATACGATTCATAGATTACATAGAGGATAATGGAAAGAGTCTTGAGTACTTCGCAAAGGTAATGAATGACAAGCCATACAGATATGAATCACACTATTTTCCACACGATATACAAGTTCGAGAACTCACGACTGGTACAACAAGACTCGAAGTAGTACAGAGGTTATTCAACAACAAGTGTCACGTTCTACCAATGACAAAGATAATGGATGGAATAAACAACGCACGTGTAAACTTTCACAGAGTTTGGTTTGATGAGGATAAGACACAAGTACTCAGGAACTCACTTGCTAACTACTCACAAGAGTGGGATGAAAAGAAATGAGTGTTTAGAGATAACCCAAGACACGATTGGGCATCTCATGCAGCTGACGCGTTTAGATATTGAATGCAAGCGTATAATTCACTGAATATAGAGTGAGACTTCGAGTCATATTCCGTAGACTTTTCAAGCTACTTATATTAGATTTGATTTTCTTACAAATTGTATATACTAAAGACATATATCTTAAAATTTCCAATATGGATAAGGAAAAACTATTAACGCAGGTAAAGGATGAGATAACATACTCCAAGAACTTTGTGCAAAGGAAACGAGATATGTTTCGAAACAGATTTGACAAATACATAAACCCAGACAAAGACGAGGACAAGGTTAGTGTAAACACTTTATACTCTACTATACAGTTATTCCTTTCTATCAACTACTCAGACAAGCTCTCAGTGCTTTTTATGCCACGAAGACTTGGTGATGAAGAGTATGCAGAGAATCTCACAGACCTTGCAAGGTTTGATTATGATGAGATGAATATGGAAGTACTCAATTTCCAGAAAGACTGGGATAGAGCATTTTTTGGTGTAGGTATTCGAGTGAAAGATGGATGGGATGATATACGGAAATGCCCTGTATTCTCAGTAAAAGACCCACTATCATGGCTTCCTGACCCAAGAGGTAATCATATAGACAAGTTTCGATTTCACTACTTTGAGGAAGAGATGATGAAAGAAGACATGGAAGAAGAGTATGGATTTATAGAGAGCGAGGTAGAAAAATTAGAATACGAGAGAAATGAAGATATAGAAACCAATAGGTCTTTTCTAGATAACGCACAAGGTCTAAATAACAATGGTGATGAAGAATTGGTTGCAAATCAACTCATACCAATCTACAATGGATATACTATATTTGAAGGAGAAAAGTATCTTGTAACTACAGACAATAAGATACAAACTATTCTTCGAGCAGTTAAAATAGAGCCAGTTAAGGCAGAAGAGAAGAAAGAAGGGGAATTGATTGAGTTTCCAGTAAATATTGCTTGGTTTTCTCCATATCGAGGTGACCCATTCGGTGTATCTCTCTCAGATCTTGTAGAAGACAAGCAAAAAGCAAACTCAATTCTCATAAATCTACAGCTAATTAACGCTAAGTACAATACTCTCGGTCAAACTTACCTTATAGACCCACGAGCAGTACCAAACAAAGCAGATTTACTCTCTCCAAGTACAGACCCAAAGTGGATTCCGTTCAATTCAGCTTCCGGAGTACCTATCAGCAACGCTATTTACCCTATTCCACGACCAAATATCCAGGCAGATAGCTTCAATATGGTTCAAGAACTCAGCCGACAACTCCAACTTGATACAGGAGTAGATGCTAGAACGCTTTGAGTGCAGTGAGATAAGTCGATTACTCTAGGTGAGTCACAGACTATCCAGGCAAATGCAAACGTGCGTCTAGGGCTCAATATTACAGTGAATAACTGGAGTGAGAAATCATTTTGGAAAGAATGGTACAGATGTTATCAAGAATACTTCAGTAGCAAAGATAGAAAATTCATACGAATCACTGGCTCATTCTCAGTAAATAACATAGAGTTTAGAAAAGATGACTTTATGGGTAATGAGGATGTAGATGTGGTTATTGAGTCAGAAAGCCAAGTAAAGGCAATGCGAGAACAACAGAAACTACAATTTCAAGCACAGCTTCCTATAATCCTACAAGACCCAGGAACTCCAGAGATAAGTAAGAACTATGCAAAACGCTATTCATACAAGCTCATGTGACTTTCACGAGACCAAATTGCTGTACTTGTTCCATATACTTACGAGGAACTTGATGCAATGATGAAAGTAAAACTCATAAATGCTAATGACCCACTCGCACTTGAGTTAGATGACTTGAATGTAGACCATTATACTTACCTTATATACGCTGATACTGCACTTGATACACCAATGAAGTACAAGTTCATAGAGCAAAGGAAATGAGCTATAATCATGATGGGTCAGAACATTAAACCAGAACAACAATCAGTAGGATGAGCAGCAAACGCAGCTTCTGCACAGATGACATCTGCTGCTATATCATGAGCAGGAAAGAATCAATCTAGTTTACAACAATTAACCCAATAATATTATGTTTGTAGAAAATTTGGATACAAGTATTATAGAATCAGAGAAAGGACAGGAACGAATCAAAGAACTTATTGAGAAAGCAGAGATGGGATATATTGATTCACTACACAATGTAGTTTTCACTACACTGCAACTTGCAGACTTGGAATCAGACGTGAAAGAAGATGCAACAGAAGATGAGCTGAAAAGTGTTAAAAATGTAAAGGATAATAATACAAAAACCCTTCGGTCAAATAACGGATGGATGAAACAATACGAAACAGCTATTCCTTATTTTAAATCGTTACTTAAATAATATGATTACTACACTAGCAGGAGCATTTGGAGATGAAGCAGTAAACAACGCAAACGAGGTTCTCTACGCACTACAAGGAATGAAGACAGTTGAGCAAAGAATTATGGATTACTATGGAATTACAAAAGCAGACTTCACTAATACAAAGAAGCTCAAAGAGGCAGGAGTAAAACATACACCAAGACTTGCAGAACTCGGAGTTACTAAAGAAAGGTTTGAAGGGCTATTCAAAGATGTATTAGATTTTAACACTACCGATTATGGAGAACAATGAGGCGAAGATTCTACAGACAGCACTGATGGACTTGCAACAGAATCAGTCGTACAAAATAGTGGTAAAAAGCCTGGAAGACCTAAAGCGTAGAGAAGAAGATTTGATTTTTGATGAGAATAAATATAATGGACAATATGACTGAGAAAGAAAGTATACACAGGTTGATTTGCTCATTATAAAACGTAACATTATAGACAAATTCATTAACATACCAGTTGACTTGATACAGACACTAGAAAGCTACAAGTAGTAGTTCGCTGACTGCTTACGAATAGAGACGTAGGCAGTAAGTGGGTAACCACTTTACTTTCGCAGGTAACGCTGCATAATAACCGTTATACTATGACTATTGAAAACATGTCAAAGGAAGAACTCAATGAGGCTCTTCTAAATGACATCAACGCCGAAGATAACTCTTCATATGAGGGCACAAACTCAGAACAAGAAGGGGAACTTGAAGAAAATACCCAAGAGGAAGAAGTGGATTCCGAAGACGGCGGTCTTGAGGAAGAAGCAGAAGCCTCCGAACCTGTAGAAAGATTACCGAAAAGCAAGTCAATCCAGAAGGTACTCTCTGAACGCAACGAGCTGAGGAAACGCATCCAAGAACTCGAAGCACAGGTTTGAACAAGTCGAGAAGTTGACATGGAGTATATAAACACTATTGCCGAGAAGGCAGCAAGTGAACTTATGTATGAAAAAGACTTCTTCAAAGACTTTCCAGATGCGATTGAAATCAAACAAGAACTAAAGGAAATGTCAAAAGAACACAACCTAGATTTGGATAGAGCTTATAAACTATATCTAATGGAAAACAATCCTGATGAATTGCGGGTACAGGAAAATAAAAAGAACGCTAAAAAACTCTCCACTCCTAGTTATTCGGCGAGTAAGTTAAAATCAACACCTTCAGCAGCGGATTTATCCACTGGAGATCTTGAGGCTAAAATCAAAGAATTAATTGGTAAGTGAGAGTTTAAAATCTATTAACTCTTAAACTTAAACTATTATGGCAGGTATTTCAACTAAAGCAAATATTGGTGCTGGTTATCTCCAGACCTATTTGTACAAGAAAGTTCTTGAGAACTTCGAACCAAATCTTTACTTCTACAAGATGGGAGAAAAACCAGCTGTTCCAGGAGGATACAACGTAGTTCAATGGGCTAAACCTTCACAGCTTACTGTAACTGCAGCAAATGCAGCTCTTACTGAAGGAGTAACACCAACATCTACATCATTTACATACGCAGCTATTACTGCATCTCCAACTCAATACGGTATTTACGTTGAAGTTTCTGATCGTCTTCTTAAGGTTGACCCTACAAACATTCTTGGTAATGCTGCTAAGGAACTTGGAAGCAACATGGCTCGTATTATCGACAAGGTTATCCAGACTGAAGTTATGGCTGGTACTACTGTTCTCTACGCTTCAACAGCTACAAACCGAGCAGGTGTATCATCTACAATGACTCTTTCTGCTACTGACATTCGAGATGCTGCTACTAAACTTGCTTCTACTAACGCTCCAGAAATTGGAATGGGATTCGTTGCAGTTGCACATCCATTTGTAGTAGGTGACCTCAAGGCTGAGACCGCAACTGGTACTTGGATTGACTCACACAAATATGCACAGCCTGCTGAAATCTTCAAAGGAGAAATCGGAAGCATTTACGGAGTTCGTATCGTTCAATCTTCAAATGTTGACACGTTCTCTTCTACTACTACTGTATACCCTACTCTTGTAATGGGAGGTGGAGCATACGGAGTATCAGACTTCTCTGCTGTAGAGACTGTTTACACTGGACCTGGAGGAAATTCAGATCCACTCAAACAGCGTTCTACTGTAGGTTGTAAGGTTGACTTCGCTGCAAGAATTCTTCAACAGAACTCTCTTGTACGTCTTGAATCTGCTGCTACTTCACTTTAGTCGTTAGACCTGTAACCTCTCCCAAAGGGAGGTTTTGGTTTGATTACTAACAACAATACTATGAACGTATCAGACATCTACACCCTCGCTCGAACTCTTACATATACAGACTCAACACAGATGCCCGATGCAACTATGGCTATTTTTGCAAACGTAGTCTATCATGATATGGAAAACTGCATCGTATCGCAAGTAAACGAGGATTTTTTCTATCAGGAATGGCTTGCTGACACTGTTATAGACCAACGAGAGTATACTTTTCCTGTTAAAGCTAGTACAACTGCAGGATTAAAGAAACTATTGGGTGTGAGTGTTAAATACAAGACCACTGACACAGAATACCAGAAGCTCCGTGAGTCAAAGCTATCAAATAATAGCTATGACCTTGCATACTATGAAGATGGACAGGCTGCAACAGACCCTTTTTTCATAATTGGAGACAACTCTGTATTCATCTACCCAGACCCAGAAGAAGTAGTAACTTGAGGACTTAAATTGTATGGAGTTTGTAATCTCGGAGATATTGCAACAGGCGGAACAGAAGTGAGTGTGAAAATACCTATCGAACACCATGAGAAACTAGCAATCGGTATGATGCAATACATATACCAATCAAGAGGACTACTTAACGAGGCAGTATCAGCTCTTAATCTCTACAATCAGAAGAAAATAGATATGGTGAATGAGCTATCTGACCGAAACAAGTCACCTGTTACATCACTTTTACCAAACCTAACATATCTTAAATAATATGGCAATTAAAACATGGAATTGGAACAACTTTCGTGGGTGACTCAGTGATAATAATTCGCTTGGTGTAGAGGGGTCTTTCCAGAATGGAAGTTATTGAGTAGATGTAGAGACGGAGCCGAACGGTGTAAAATTGCTTTCAGGTACAACATCTTTTACTACAACAGGTCGTCCTACTTTTCAATTTACGTTTTGAACAAGACATTATGTATTTTGTGATGATAAGAGTATATATGTAAATGGAACATTAGAAGTTGCATATAACGATTCTGCCGCTACTACAATGGGGGTGATTTATGGTGCTCAGGCAATGACAGTATCATGAACAACATATATAATGTTATTTAGTGCTGACGCAGTACATAGAGCAGATCAAGATATGGGATGATTTTTATTTAATGTAGCTGCTACAGCATCAAACTTGGTACAAAAGCCAAATGTAAGATATTGAAACGATATATATTTTGTAAACAAAAATCTTTTCTGCAAGATTGACTCTGCCTATACTGTTACAGTACTATTCACAGCAGATATATCAAATACATTTACTTGACTTACGTTCTTTCAAGACCAATTCAGGGCATACTCTACATATAATTCAGACTCTAGCTCAATTTCATTAAGTGGTAAAATGTTTTTGTTTTCTACTTCGCTTCTCACACAACCACAGTATATAGTTGACTGGGATAACCTACCAATTATTTGAGCAACTAATTCAAGAGGTTCGGATTATGTTATAGCATGATACAGTCAATCATCATCTGATCTCTACGTTGTAAGTGGTACACAGGCACAACCAGTAAAAACAAACATGGAGTGAAATACAAATCTACGTTGATTCTCCTCCTATTTAAGAGCAATAGCATCAAGATTTGACGATGTTTACATTGGTTGATTATACGGAGCTTCAAACACGTGAGTATTTAAATACTGAAAACAATATACATGAGCAAATAACATTCTTACGCAACTTGTAAATATCTCTGGTACAATATACTCTATAGTTTGTACAAACGCATTTTCTTATTTTGGTATAGTAGACGGTTCTACTTATAAAGTGTATAAGTTTGAACATCAAACACCACCATCTTTATACTACGCTTCTATTGGTGAGATTATTAGTAATGTAACAGATCTTGGTAATCCGTACCAATACAAATCACTACTGCAATTCGATATAGCATATGATTGCGATAATTCATACACAGCAGTACCACACGGTGGTACTATTACACTGTACGCGAGAAAAGATAGCTCTGATTCCTGGACTACTATAACAACCAATACTCCAGCATCATGAATTGGAAGTATAAGGATAACAGCAAATGAGATACGAGCATTATGATTTGGGGATTTCTATCAGTTAGAATTAAAATTGAAACTTGAGCCAAAGTTACTTACTGGAAATAACTACTATACACCACTTGTGAAAGGCGTAAAACTAACCTTTGAAGACAATGTCAAATAAAGAATATACCGCAGACTATGAAAAATTCTCTCCTGATGTTATACCTGTTAATACAAGTAACTATCAGGATGAGTATTTGTATGGTAAAAGTATTGAAGGTATTGATTATAATACAGGGATTAAGAATAAACCGACATCGACAAAAAAGTATTGCTTTGCTACTAAATCAGCATCTCAAAGTATTTGAAATATAACTTGAACAACAATCACGCTTAATACATACGAGACAAACGATACAGGGATGAGTACAACAGCAGATCGAATTACAATTACACAAGCTGGTCAATATCTTATTTGTGCACAAGTACAATACGCATCAAATGCACTTGGTATAAGAGAAGCGTTTATGAGAATAAACGGAAGTACAATATTTATGGATACATACGCAACAACTAGCCCAACAGATATAACAAGTGTAGTGATGTCAACAATGAAAACTTTTGCAGTTAACGACTATATAGACATAAGAGCTTTTCAATCATCTTGAGGTTCTCTTAATGTCAATGCCTGAATCGAAGATACATTTTTATCAGTACATCAATTATAATTTGATTTTCTATATATTCCCATATACTAAAACTATACTTAACTTTCCAATATGGCAACAAGAGCAGATTATGTAGCAAAAGGTTATACAGACCAACAAATAGATGACGCTTTTATG